CCCGCGGTGAGGGTCGCGCCGACCCCGCTCGTGCCGTTGGAGTAGGTGTAGCCCGCGAGGTTCGCGACGGTCGAGACGCGCGCCGGCTCCTTCCAGCGGAGCCCCTGCACGAGCGCGTCGACGTAGCCCTTCGAGGCGACGTCGAGAGCGTCGGAGGGAGACGAGGAGGGAGCGCGGAGCGTGGCGCTCCCGGAGAAGTGCCACGAGCCGGTGGCGAGGTCAGCCTTCGCGGCGGTGATCGCGCCGTTGCGGATCTGTTCAGAGCGGAGAGTCGGAGCGGCCATTAAGCACCTCGTCCTGCCGGGGGAGGGACGTGATCCCCGTTAGCAGGTGCAGGGAATGTAATCCGCGAGGAGAGCGTCCGGGAGGTCCGGCACAGGCATCGTTTGAGCGAGGAGCACCGTCGTCGAGGAGGTCTCCGAGAAGTCCGTGCCCTGCGTCAACCGCTGCCCGTTGAGGTAGAGGCGGACGGAGCCCGCGACGAACTCCGGAAGCGTGAACGAGGTCGTCGACCCGTCGATCTGCCCGGAGAGGTCGACCGTGGCGACGTCTCCCGTGACGACGGTGACGACCGGCCCGCCCGGAGCCGGGAGGACGGGCTCCACGCCGTTCGGCCAACCTGTCCACGCCTGCTCCGCGCTCGCGACCCGGAACAGGCCGCCCGGCGCCCACGCCTCGTAGCCGGTCCCATCGAAGCCCTCGACGAGCGCGACGAGCGACCGCACGCCGACGTCCCACTCCGCGTAGCCGGACCCGTCGAAGGTCTCCCACGCGCCCACCACGCCCGGAGCGGCGCCCTCCGGAGAGGCGACGAGGAAGCCCGCCGCGAGGACGCCGTAGGAGCCGCTTCCGAGATCCTCGAACCTGACCTCCGCGTGCAGCGGGTCGGACGGGATCGAGCCGGTCGCGGAGACGAGGATCGGCAGCCCACGGAACGTCTCCGCGAGCGGGAGCGTCCGCCTCGTCTCCCGGACCTCGACCCGCCACGCCGCGCCGTCGCGCGCCAGGGTCCACCGGCCGCGCCCCCACGCGCGCCGCCCCTTCGAGACGAGCGCGAGCGGGAGGTCGTCGAGGCTCTCGACACAGTCTGCTTCCGGATCGTCCTCGTCGAGATCGAGCAGCGCGGAGGTGTCGAAGATGACGGTCCCGTCGAGCAGCCGATCACGGAGCCGGAGCGGGAGCTTGGGCGCGAGGCTCGCGCGGAGTGTCGCGTACCCTGCGTTGAGGGTCGCGGCCGTGGCGCCCGGCCGGTCGTAGGTCAGCGGCATCGATCCCTCCGGCCCGGAGGGTAACTCACGCGATCCGCGTCCGGAACCGGGAGAGCAGGACGAGCCTCTCTTCCTCGTCGATCGGAGCGACGGAGCAGGCCGCCCACGCCGCCGTGCTGTGCCGCGGCTCCCGCCACAGCGAGAGGCGCTCGACCCGGAGCGCCCGCGCGACCCGCGCAAGGTCGACGACCTGCTCCGCCTCGACCCACCGCGTGAGCCTCTCGCGGTCGATCGTCGCGACGAGATCGGAGATCGCGCCGGGCCGGAGCGTCGAGCCCGCGATCCGTGCGAGGAACCACTCCGTCGCATCCGGAGCCTCGTGCCAGGGAGGAGCAAGGCTCCAACCGTCCCGGAGCAGGCCCCGGACCCACGGCAAGATCTTCGGGAGCGTCGACCGCCTCGCGAGAGGAGCCCCTCCGCGCGCTCGCGGGCCATCGATGAAGTCGCCGCCCGCGCCTCCGTAGAGGTCGACCACGACCTCCGACCCGTCGACGAACAAAGGCGCCGCGAGCAGGACGCGCCACGAGTCCCCGGACCGCGCGGAGAAGCGGAGGTCGTCCACGACCTCCTCCTCCGTCCGGACGAGGCTCACGCAGCCTCCGAGGAGACGAGACGAGCCCGGAACGGGGTGCCGTCGCGGAGGAGGCGCCAGCCGGGCCGCCGGCCGAACCGGTGAGTGCCCCACGCGCTCTCGTCGACGAGAGCGTCTCCGCACCCGATCGAGCGGAGCCGGTCAGAGACCCGCCTCGCGAGGCCACGGAGCCACGCCCGCGCGAACCGCGAGGAGGAGAGCGCGATCGGGTCGACCGCGCTCCGGAGGCGCATCCAGACCTGCACGCCGGAGCCGGAGGTCTCGACGAGCGCGTAGTCGCCCCGGAGCCACTCATCGCCCCGCGCGATCTCGCGGATCTCGTGGACGACCTCCTCGACCTGCTCCCGCGTGCGAGAGGCGAGGCTCCGCGCGAGCCGATCGAGGTCGAGGAGCACCCACTCCTGTGCCACGGGCCGCCACCGGTCCGGGATCGAGACCTCCGCCCCGCGCCGGAGGATCGTCCTCCGGCTCGCCACCATCATGCGCTGGACGGAGACGAGCCGGTCCGGGAGGTAGCCGCGCCCATCCGTCTCCGGCCCCGCGCGTTCGAGCCGCGCGGCGGAGGTCCACGCCTCGCTCTCCCCTCGATCGGAGCGCGAGCGCGTCTCCGCCCGCCGGAGGACCGCGAGGAGGTCTCCACGCGCTGTAGAGCCCCGCAGCGCCGCGCCGTCGAGCCGTCCGAGGACGACCTCCCCGGAGCCGCCAGGGAGCGCGCCAGGGAGCGCACGCCCGCCCGTGACGACCTGCTCCTCGACGGCATCCGGAGGCGGCGCCGCGAGGTCTGCTCCGGGCCAAGGGCCGGAGGCGAGAGCCACCACAGGCTCCGGGAGCCGCTCGTCGAGGTCGAGGTCGACCTCCTCCCCTGTCCACCAGCGGAGCGTGGATGCCGAGAGGCGTGCGACCCACTCGCCGGAGGGGAGCCGGGAGACGTGAGCGGAGAGGCGCCGCCCATCGGCAGACGCGCACGCCATGCAGACCGCGAGCCCGGAGCCGCTCTCGTCGAGGTTGAGGATCATCGACGGACGCCGATCGTCGTGCCAGGGACACCGCGCCGCCCTGCCGCGGCCGATCTCGATCGGGCGCACCGAACCGGGAGGAGGCTCGAACGCGACGTGGTCGTCGACGAGGCCGCGCGCGACGACCTCGCGGGAGACCTCCTCGACCGCGCGGAGCGCCTCCTCTTCGAGCGCGAGGTGCTGCCCCCATCTCCGCCCGCGCGAGAGCACGCGGAGAGCGCCTCCGAGCCGCTCGACCTCGCGCGCGTGCAGGGAGGACCACCCCACCACTCCGAGGACGGCGTGCCAAGCGGTCCACGACGTCCCGTAGGACGTCGTCGCCGCGCGCGCCACGAACCCGATCGAGAGTTCGACGTAGGCGCGCCCGTCCGCGAGCCGTTGCCGTGGGCGCGAGGCGATGCGCTGCACGAGCGCCGCCGCCGCCCGCTGCAACGCGGGTGCGTGGTCGAGCCCGTCGACCACCGCGAGCAGGTCGCGCGCGATCTCGTGTGCCTGCATCCGCCCTCTCGCGGCGCACGGAGGAGCGCGCCGCTCCCTCATCTTAGCGCGCGCCCGCTCGTCTCCGACGCTCCGCGAGGAGCGCCGGCCAGGGGGAACCGCCCGGTTAGTCCGCCAGCCGGAGGTCTTCGCTCTCGTGCTCCGCGAGAGAGGCTTCGAGACCGGCCCGGATCCGGAGCCCCCGGACGATCGCCGGAGCGAGGCTCTCCGGACGGGTGCCGACGTAGGGGTGACGGTGGTTCGCGAGGCGCTTCGCCTCCGCGTTGAGGCTCGCGGTCGTGCCGTAGCCGCGCTCGACCGCCAGCGAGAGCGTGCGCGCGTAGTCCGCGCGGAGCCAAGCGAGGACCGCCTCGTCGTTGCCGATGTTGTTCCGAAGGTTCCGGAGGGTGTAGGCGAGGTCGCTGTCGAGGTCGAGAACCGTCGAGTTGGCCGTGCGGGTCGTCATTTTCGTGGCTCCGTGGTCGTTGTGGAGCGGCGCCGTCCGGCCCCGCCCCTTCCATCTAAACGACTCGCGCGAACCGGCCAAGGCAGAAGCAGACGAGAACCGCAAAATAGTTCACTCGATCACGCGGCACCCGTCGCGGAGCGCGTCCAGCATCGCCGCCTCGACCGCGCGGCACTCCGGCCGGTTCGCGGCGGATTGGCCGAACTGCAAGCAGGTCGCCCACTGGCACTCGATCGCGCGAGGGTCGCCTCCGAGCGAGCGCAGGCATTGCGCCGGCATCTGTGCGAGCGAGGCGCGAAGCTCTCCGTCGAGGACGACCGGCCGCGAGGCTTCCGCGAGGATCTTCGCCTGCCCTTCCTGCACCGAGGTCAGGATCCGCGCCTGCTCCGCGAGCGCCTTCTCCGCGCTGTCCGGTTTCAGCCCCCACCCGGCTCCGAAGCCCGCCGCCAGGGAGGCGACCACAACGACGACGACGAGCGAGACGGGATCCATCGGAACCTCCGGTTTCACGGGAGCGAAGCACGGCGGGAGAGGACCGCGAGCGAGGAAGTCTCCTCGTTGCGCACGACCCGCGCCGCCGCCTCCGAGGAGCAGCCGAGCGCGTCCGCGAGCGCCGCGAGGGTGCGAGGTCCGGCGTCTCCGTCGATCTGCCCGATCGAGTAGCCGGAGAGGACGAGGAGAGCTTGCACGAGCGCCGCGTAGCCGGTGAGGTCGCCGTGCCCGACGAGGACCGCCCCGCACAGCGCCGCCTGCTCGTAGCCAAGCCGATCGCGGACGGAGGCCAGCGGCCCCCAGTAGTCGAAGTGCCAAGCCTCGCTCGCGTTCTCGTCCGGCCGCCGGATCACGGGCGACCATCCGAGCGGCTCCGCGATCGCCCACAGCCGGTCGAGGATCTCGTCCGGTCGAGCGCCAGGGAAGCGAAGCATCGACACGTGGACGTCGATCGCGCGTCCGGCGTTGTGCATCGAGCGGCCCGGACGCGCGACGAACGCCGCCTTCATCGCGTGCCGGTCAAACCCCGGAGACGAGGGAGCAGGACGACCGGCCGCGACCCACCGGTCGTAGCGGGCTCGCGCGAGCCGTTGCACGACGACGTCACGGTGGCACTCCGTCACCCGGAGGTCTCCACCGGCTGCTCCGACCGCGTTCGAGAGCGCGAGGAGCGCCTCCGCCGTGTCCGGCGTCGCCACTCCGGCCTTGCCAAGCCGCGCGAGCGGACGGAGGCCGCTCCGAGGCCCGCCCGTCTGCCCCGCCGCGTCGTAGGAGGAGAGCACCCGCTCGTCGACGCGGACGAGCGCGAGAGGCGGAGCGACCATCACGGGCCGTGCTCACGAGGAGCAGCGGGAGCCGGAGCGACGACCGGAGCCGGAGCAGCGTCGACCCGGACGCTCCCGTCGCGGTCCATGCCGCCGGAGAACTGCACGCCGGCCACGGCCGCGAGCAGGATGATGGCGAGCGCCACGAGCCCGCCGACCACGCGGAGTTGCAGGGTCATCCCGTGCCGCATCTCGACCGCGATCCTGTCGCCCATCTTGTCGATTTTGCCTCCGAGGTCGTCCATCCGGTCCGCCGTTCGCTCCGCCGCCTTCACCTGCCGGTCAAGAGACCGCGCGAGCAGGCTCGTGACCGCCGCGTTCGGGTCGAACCCTCCGTCCGTTGCTCCATCCGCGCCCCCATCGCCGTCCGAGGCCGGTGCAGGGGAGGCGCCGCTCCGCGCGCCGGAGCCTGTGCGAGCGCGAGCATGAGGAGAGGTCCGGCCATCGAGGACGTGCGCGCTCATCGAGCCTCCGGGGGTGATTCCAGCGTACCACGCGGACGAGGCGCCGCGCGACGATCGGCTAACCGTTGGCGGAGTTCGACGCTGCCCCTCCGACCTGCCCACCGCCACCTCCACCGGTCACCCCGGAGCCGGAGAGCGCGCCGCCAGGGAGCCCCGCGTAGAGCGACCACACCCGGAGCGAGAGGACCGCGCGACCGCGCGTGTAGGCGATCCGCTCGACCGTCGCCGGCTCCTCCTCCCATCCGAGGAGATCGTCCGAGATCCGGACGTTGTCTCCGAGGTCCAGCGTGAACGCGACCTCCGGGAAGCACTCGTAGTCGACGAGGTAGGACGGGAGCGCCCGGTGCTCGACGAGCCAATCGACGACGTAGGTGGCGGTCCCGTCGTCGTGGATCGAGACCGCCTCGACCACCCCCTCCTCGCGGAGCCCAACCGCCTCCTCCGAGATCCGGCACAACAGGCTGTTCCCGGAGTTCCGTGTCACGACCTTCGCGAAGGTGTCGAGCAGCGGGTCGTAGCCGTAGCGGAGCGTGAACGAGTTCCGCAGGTCCGCCTTCGAGGTCTCCGCGATCGCGCTCGCGCGGTCGATCACCGGATGCTGCCCCCTCCGGAGCGAGGCGACGACCGCGCCGCGCCGCCGGTCGGTGACGATCGGCCCGAAGCCGTCGCCGGTCCACGCGAAGGAGATCATCGGGAGGTCCGCCGCGATCACCCGCTCCGCGAACTCGACCGCCCGCGCGACGTTCGAGGCCCCGGCTCCGTTTGCGTAGACCTGCACCGCGAGCAGCGGAGGGAGCTTCGCCGCCGCCGCCCCGAACAGCCGCTCCGAGACCCCGTAGGGGCCGACGAGGGACCACGAGACGAGCAGGTCGCGGAGGACGTCGAGCACGGAGAGCACGCGCCCGTCGCGCCGCGAGAGCCGCGCATAGATCGCGAGGTTGTCGTCGATCGGCCCGGAGCCGGTCCCCATCACGATCTGCGTGAACGGCACCCCGAAGGCGTCGAAGATCCGGTTGACGCTCCACGGGTAGACGGAGGAGGTCGAGGCGTGCTCCTGCCCGTAGGCGAAGACCGCCTCGACCTCGTGGTCGTGACCCCAGCACGCGAGCCACGAGAGGCTCCCGTTCGCGACCCGGAGCGCCGGCACGGCTGGGTGCCCGTTCCAGACGAGCGGGTAGCGCGCTCCGACCGCATCGTCCGGGAGCGGGAGGCCGTAGAAGCCCTCCGAGGAGGCGACGAACGGCGGGAGCAGCCGGTCTTGTGTCGTCTCCGGGTCCATAATCTCGACCTCGACGAGTTCCGGCGTCGCGCCGAACGTCACTCCGCCGACCATGTCGCCCCGGAGCAGGACGAGCCGGTGGTCGTAGTCGCCTCCCTCGACCTGCACAGAGACCTCCGCCCACCCCGCCAGGATCCGCCGCTCGCGGAGCATCGAGAGCGCGTCCACGAGGCGCCCGTCGACCGTGAGCGAGAGCGTCCGGAGCGAGGCGGGAGCGGAGCCGATCGCGTACTCCGCGACGACCTCCGGCTCCGCCTGCAAGGCAGGGAGGTAGCGGAAGACGTGCCCGGTCGAGCCGGAGGCCGTCGTGACCGGCTCCGTCGCGATCCGGACGTGCCGGTCGCCTCCGAAGACGAGGTCCACCGTCATCCGGAGCGAGCGGAGCGCCGGGTCGCGCGCGAGGACCGCCTCCCAGTAGGAGGACCAAGCCCCACGAGGCCCACGGTCGCCCCGCCGCCAGCCCGCGTAGACGAGCGGGAGGTAGGAGGTCGGAGACGCGATCGGCACCCTACACCTCCTCGTTGAACCGGAGCTTCAAGGAGCCCACCGGCCGCCAGACACCGCCGTCGAGGCGCCATCCAGGGTTCGAGAGGTCCACCCCGCCGGAGATCCGTCCGAGGAGGACGCTCTCCGCATCGCGGAGGTTCGCGTCGTCGAGGACGAGCACCCCCGCGAACTCCTCGTAGCCCGCCGTCGTTCGGAGGACATCGCGGATCCGCTGCCGCTGCCGGCTCGCCTCTCCGTCGATGGCGAGCGAGAGCGACCTCGTCGACGGTCCCTCCGTGTAGGCCCACGAGACCGCGCCACGGCTCCGGAACGTCGTGACGGTCGGAGCGGACGCATCCTCGTGCTCCCACGCCAGCGGAGCCGGGAGAGGGAGCCGGACGGACGGGATCGGCGTGCCAAGCCGCTGGTAGCCCTCCGCCGGGTAGCCGTTGGCGACACGGAGCCGGAGGTAGCCCCCCGCCTGCGCCGCGTCGTAGAGCAGGACGCCACGGTCGCTCCGGATCGCCAGCGTGGCGCCCACGAGCGCCGTCGTGAGCGCGGTCGCGGACCGGAGGAGCAGCGTCGAGCCGCGATGCTGCTCGACGACCCACTCGCGCGCGTCGGAGTAGCCGGCGGGAGCCTCCGAGGTCACGCGCGCGTAGAACGACCGTCCGAGCGCGGAGCCGACCTCCGCATCGGCCGGGAGAGGCCCGGAGACCGTGATCGCGTTCCCATCGACCGCGTCAACCCGGAGCCCCGCAAACCGCGTCAGCGAGAGTGTTCCCGCCAGGGTCGACGTGCCGAACGCCGGGTCGTTCGAGTAGCGGACCTCGACCGTCTCCGCGTTCGTCCCAAAGATCCCGATCGCGTCGTGTCGGAACCGGTTTGCGGCGCCCCGGCTCGTCCCGAAGTCGAGCGAGGAGATCGGGAGCGCGACGGACGGGCTCGCCTGCCGTGCGGAGCGCCACTCGAAGCGAGGAGAGGAGACGAGCAGGTTCCGGATCCCGAACTGTTGGGCCAGGGTCGAGGCGTGCCGGTCGCCATCGAAGCCTCCCCCGCCGCCCCACGCGAGGTCGACGCCCTCCGCTCCGTAGACCGCGAAGGTCGAGACGTTGCGCCCCCGGACGGTGTCCGGCCGGATGCGGCCCGGAACGGGGTAGACGCCCGCGAGGTCCACTTGTCCGAGCGCGTTCCCCTGTTTGATCCGCAGATCGCGCCAGAAGGAGGTGCTCGTCGTCGCGTTCGAGGTCGTCGGCACGCCGAACTGCACCTGTTGGCGGGTGATCGAGGAGGCGCTCGTCGAGGGGAGCAGCCGCGCGGTCGAGAGCCACTCTTCCCGGTCGACGCGCCGGATCGAGAGGACGCACGCACAGACGGTCGAGGGAGGCTCCGGCTGGAACGCGAGCCGGAACTCCCAAAACGCGGAGCCGATCGGCGTTGAGCCGTAGACCCCCGCGTCCGGAACGATCGAGGCGAGGGTCGTCCCCGCGCCGCCATCAAAGACGGAGACGCCGTTCTCGTCGATCCGGACCTCGACGTTCACCGCTCGTCCGGAGGTCGAGCCGGAGCGAGGGAGCGAGGCGACCCGGACCCGCGCCCCGCCGGAGACGGTCCGGTCTCCGCCCTGCACCCGCGCCGTCCACTCGACGAGGCTTCCATCCGGGCCGTCGACGCTGCTCTCCCCAAGGCACCACGACACGTCCGGGAGACTGCCGGAGGCGGTCGACGGGTCGACGTACTCGTAGAAGTGCGAGCGGACCCCGGAGCCCGCGTCCGTGATCCGGAGGCGGTCCGTGTTCCAGTTGGCGGTGACGCCCCCGGAGTAGGTCAGCGTCCACGGCGAGGTCGAGGAGGCCCAGGTCACCCCGCCCGGTCGCCCGGTCGTCGTGACCCACTCGATCGCGTTGAACAGCGGCCCGGTCGGTTGAAGCGCGAAGGTTTCAACTGCGAACGCGGAGTAGACGCCCGGAGGGTGAGCGTCGCGGAGCGGACGGAGCGACCATCCCTCCTGCCGCCAGTAGGTCACGCCCTGCTCCTCCGCACCGCCGTCGAGGTCGTAGACCCCACCGACGAGGACGAGCGAGTGCCCGACGTGGTGCAGCTTCGCCCGGAGCGGGAGGTAGCGGAGCGCCCCGTTGTAGCCGTCGATCCGCGACTCCGCGAAGGAGAGCGGCTCCCACGAGCCGGAGGCGAGGGAGGAGCGCCGGTCCAGCTTCCGGTGCGAGACCTGCACTCCCGTCGCGGAGAGGCTCTCCGAGAAGACGAGGAGGTGGACGTAGTCCGGGCCGCGCGCCAGGAAGACCCGGTAGATCGTCGTCGCCGCTCCGAGCGAGAGGGTGAGCGCGCCGGACGAGGTCGACGAGGCGGTCGGCGTGAGTGTCCAGCCCTCCGTGCCGGAGGCGGAGTAGACCCGGACGAGCGAGGACGCCTTCACCGCGAGCAGGAACGAGCCGCCTCCGTCTCCGAGCCCGACGAGGTCCAGCACGAAGCGTTGCGCCCCGGAAGGCCACGAGGTCGAGGAGTTCGCGTCGATGACCTCCGCGCTCGATGCGAGGTTCGTCTCCGTCCACGTCGCGCCGCGATCGCTCGACACCATCGTCGTGATCGTGTAACCGAGCCCCAATCCGCCCACGTCGTTGTCGACCGCCGCCAGCCGGAGGTAGCCGCCGCTCTCCGCCAGCTTCACGACGAGCAGCGTCGAGGAGCGCCGGCCCGCGAACCGGGAGAGGAGGTCGTTCCCGATCAGGGTCCACGAGAGCCCGTCGTTCGAGCCGTAGAGGTCGAGGTCGCTCCCGTTCCGCACCAGCGCGCGGAGCGCCCCGTCCGGAAGCTCGACGACGTCGAACCCACAGACTTGGTCTCCGGCGTTGTCCAGGCCGCGCGGGAACGAGATCGTCGTGGTCGTCCACGCCGCCTGCACGCGGTCGACCGGCCGGTAGGCTGCGCGGATCTGGTTCGTCGAGGAGCCCTCTCCGACGTAGACGATCTCCCGCCGGAGCGCGGAGACGTAGACCGCGCTCGCGCCCCAGCCGAACCGCAAACCTCCGAACGGGTCGGAGATCGAGTGCATGAAGCGCGCATCGTCGCTTCCGCGCCACCCATCGTCGTTCTCACCCTTGTAGCGCCACACCCAGGTCGCTCCGGCTCCGATCCCGCCGGAGGTCTGCACGCGGGTCTCGAACGAGGCCTTGTCGTTGAGCGGCGCCCCGGTCGCGAGCAGCGCGAGCGCGCCCTCGTTGGTCGCCGCCGGGATGCCGCGCCCCGGTTGCCGGTCGAGAACGGACGAGGCCGCGACCGGCTCCGCGCGAGCGACGAAGTCCGGGTCCGGAGGGAGGAGCAGGGAGGAGAGGTTCGCCACAGCGGCTCCGTCAGGTCGACGAGTAGGGGTTGAAGCGGCCCCGGTCCACGCCGACCCGCACGCCGGAGGCGCGGCGGAGCCGTTGGTCGAGGCGCGGGGCGTGACCTCGATCGAGCGCGGTGACCTGCACCGCGTCGAGGAGCCGCCCCTCCGCCATGATCGCAATGTCGATCGGAGCCGCCGCCCCGGCTCCGCCAACGACGACCGGAGGCGAAGCCGGAGGAGGCTCTCCGCCGCCGAAGACCCCGGAGAGGTCTGCGCCCGTGGCCGCGAGAGCTTGCCGGAGGACGTCCACCGGACGCTGTGCCGCGACGACGTAGTCGCCGGGAGCGAACGAGGCGAGCAGTCCGTCGCCGCCGGCCCGCACCGGCCCCGGCGTGTCTCCGAAGGTCGCCGTGTCTGCCTTCCCGAGCGTAACGATCTCCCGGAAGACGTCCTTGAAGAAGCGCCCCAGCGTCGCGAGCCCCTCGCGGATCGCTGTGACGATCGCCTGCCCGAGCATCATCGGCAGGTCGATGAAGATCGCGCGGAGCAGCGCGGGCACCGCCTCGATCAACCCCTCGACCAACGCGATGACGATCGCCGGGAGCGCCTTCACGACCGCGACGATGATCTCCGGCACCAGCGAGACGATGCCGACGACGAGCGCGGTGAGCAGCCGCGGGAGCGCGTCGACGATACCCAGGATGATCGCCGGGATGGCCCGGATCACAGAGGTGATCAGCCGCGGGAGCGCGAGGAGGAAGCCCTCGATGATTTGAGGGATCGCGTCGAGCACCGCGACGATGAGGTCGACGACGAGGAGCAGTAGAGCCGGGATGAGCGTGGGGAGCAGGTCCACGATGCCCGCGACGAGCGACGGGAGCGCCGCGACGACCTGCACAACGATGTCGAGCACCCCGCGGAGGAGCGCCATCAGGATCGCCGGGAGGTTGTCGACGATCGCGCCGACGATCGAGGGGATCGCGTCGAGGACCGCGACGACGAGGTCGCCCACCCCCGCGAGCAGGGTCGTGAGGATCGAGGGGAGCGCCGCCAGGATGCCGGAGATGATCTCCGGGAGTGCCGCGAGGAGCGCCTCGACCGCATCGACGACGAAGGCCACCACCGAGGGGAGCGCGTCCGCGATCGCCTGCACGACGACCGGCACCGCCTCGACGAGCGCCTCGACGAGCGCCTCGACGATCGGCCCCAACTGTGCGAGCAGCGCCGGGAGACCTTCGACGAGCAGCGTCACCAGCGCGTCGACGAGGACCGGGAGCGCCTCGACCACGGCCGCGACGAAGCGCGGGATCGCGTCGACGAGCACGTCGACGAGCGCCGGGAGCCCGGAGGCGAGCGCCTCGACGACCGCCGGGATCGCCGCGACGAGCCCGTCCACGAGCGAGGGGATCCCCTCGACGAGCGCCTCGATGAACCCCGGAGCCGCCGCCGCCAGCGTCGCCGCGAACGTCGACGCTTCCGCGAGCAGGCCGGAGACGAAGTCGCGCGCCGCCTGCGTGGGGTCGAGCGCCGCGAGGCCCGCCTCGTACTGCTCCGGAGAGATCGCTCCCTCCTTCAACTGCGCCGCGAGCGCCTCGCGCTCCGCCGCGACCTCGTCGAGCACCGAGGAGGTCACGCTCGTGAGGGAGAGGTCGAGGCCCCCGGTCAACGAGGCGAAGAGGTCTCCGAGACCGGAGACGACCGCGCCCACGGCCGCGCCGGCCGCGCGAGCGACCTCCGAGACGACCGCGACGGCCGCGCGCCGGATCTGCTCGATCGTCTCGACGGTCCGCTCGCGCGTGCGCTCGTCGCTCTCCCGTTGGACGTCCTCGATCTGCCGGGAGTAGGTCTCGACGATCGAGGCCCGCTCCTCCTCGCTCGCGTCCGCGTAGTCCACGAGCTTCGCGGCCCGCTCGCGTTCCAGCGCGTCAATGCGGCGGAGCGTCTCCGCCTGCTCGCGGAGCCGGTCGCGCTGCCTCGCGGAGCGGCTCGATGCCGCGCGGTCTTCGAGCGCCGCGATCTCGTCCGTCTCGCGCCCGGTCAGGACGCGGACCTCGTCGGAGATCCGCTCCCGCTCAGCCTGCACGCGGCGCCCATACTCCGCCTCGATGAGCGCGCGCGTGTCGGCGGACGCGCCCGCGATCTCGTCGAGGATCCGCGCGCGCTCCGCCTCGAACCGCGCGATCCGCCCCGTCTGCTCCGCGTAGAGACCCGCGAGGACGCGCACGCCCTCCCGCTCCGCCGCGACCTGTGCCGCACGGCGCTTCTCCGCCTCCGTCGCCTCGACGAGCGCCAGCGCCGCCAGGAAGCGACGGTTCACCGCGAGGCGCCCCTCCGAGCCCTCCTCGTAGAGCGCCGCCTCCCTCGTGAACGCCTCCGCGAGCGCGTCGAGCCGATCGTCCGTCGCGACCTGCTCCTCCTGCTCGTCGGTGAGGCGGAGGGACCGCAACTCCTGCTCGACCGCCGCGACGAGGCGCTCCGTCTCCGTGCGCTGCTTCGCCTGCGCGGTCGCACGGATCGAGGCGAGGTCCGCTTCCATCGCGCGGTTGAGCCGGACGACCTCCGCCGCCTTGCGGCGGACGAGCGCGATCTCCGCCTCGTAGACCCGCCGGACCTCCTCCTCGCGCCGCGCGAGGTCCGCCAGGATCACCGCCGTCTCGTCGCCGGACGCGCGGAGCGCCTCCTCCGCCACGCGGCGGGAGAGCGCGATCCGTGCCTCCGTCGCGCTCCGGAGCTTCGAGGCGTAGTCCTCCGCCGCCTTCGTCGCCTTGCCGGTCTCCTCTCCCTCCGCCTGGATGCCGGTTGCCGCCGCGCCGGAGGCGATCGCCTTCTTGGTGAGCGCCTGCTCCGCGAGGAGCGCCTCGTTCGCGAAGACCTCGACGCGCGAGGTCGTCGCCGCTACCTCCTCCCGCAAGGCGCGTTGGCGCGCTTCGACCTCCTCGACCGTCGCTCCGTAGCGTTCGAGGTAGACCCGGAACGCAGCGGTCCCGCTCATCCCGTTGGAGGTCGTCGCCTCGTAGCGCGCGAGCGCCTCGTCGAGCCGCGCGAGCGAGGTCTCCGCCGCCCGCTGCTCTCCGATGTTGCGACGCTGTGCCGCTTCCAGGCCCGCGAGCGCGTCCTCGTAGCCCTGTGCGCCGGAGGTCGCGAGTTCGAGCGCGGTCGCGTTGTCCAGGACGACCCGCTCCCCCGCGATGGTCGCCTCGAACAGCCGTCCCTCCGCCAGACCCGCGCGGATCTGCTCGTCCGAGAGCCCCGCGAGCGCGGAGAGTTGGCCGTCGATCGCGTTCGTAAGCTGCCCGCGCTGTTGCAGTTCCAGCCCGAACGCTCCGAGCCGACGCGCCTGTGCCGCCGCGAGTTCGTTCGCGTTCGCGATCTCGACCTTCTCGCGCTCCGCCCGCTCCGCCGCGAGGCGCTCCTCCGCCGCCCGGAGACGCTCCGCCGCCGCCTCCGCGCTGTTCTGCGCGATGACGTAGGCGCCGATCGCGACGACGAGAGTGCCGATCGCCGCGACGAGCGCCAGGGTGCCGCCGCTCATCGCCACGACCGCCGCGTAGAGCGCGCGGAGCCCGCCTCCGAGCGTGGAGATCGCTCCCGTCGCCTGCACGATCGCGGAGACGAAGATCCGGACGCGGTTCGCCAGGAAGACCGCGCCCATCAGGACGAGCAGGTCGTCGAGGATCGGCACGATCCGGACGAGCGCCTCTCCGAGCGCGACCGTCGAGGCGACGAGTTGTTGAAAGCCGAGCGCGATCGCCTGCCGGTTCTGTTGCAGGTAGGAGACGAGGCTCCGGACCTGCTCCGCGAAGCCGGAGCCGATCTCGCCGGAGGCGCGCGAGAAGGAGGCCGCGACGTAGCCGACGAGCGAGGCGACCTCGTCGAGCAGGTCGCGGAGCGGCGGGCCGTAAGTGTCGAAGAGGACGAGTTGCAGTTCTTCGAGCGCGGAGGAGACCTGTGCGACGCGCCCCTCGACCGTGTCCGTCATCGCCGCGTAGACGGAGGCGGTCGTGCCGCCCGCCTGCTCGAACGAGGTCAGGTACTCATCAAACTTGGTCGTCCCGTCTGCGAAGCCGCGCGAGAGGACCGCGATCGAGCCCGCCGCCTCCTGTCCGAACACCGCGATCAGGTCGGTGGTCGTCATGTTGGCGTGGCCGAGCCGGGTCATCAACTCCGCGAAGTTCTGCGTTTCAGGGTTGATATCCGCGACCGTGAGCCCGTAGCGAGCGAGCGCCTGTTCCCCCTTCGTGGAGACGGTCGTTGCCTGCGCGAGCGCGTTGCGGAAGGCGGTGCCGGCCTTCGAGCCTTCGAGGCCGAGGTCGCGGAACAGCGCGACCGCCGCGGTGGTCTGCTCCAAGCTGTAGCCGAACGACCGCCCGATGGTTCCGGCGTACTTCATCGCCTCCGTGAGCGAGGTCATGTCCAGCGTGGACACGTTCATCGCCTGCGCGAAGACGTCGGAGATCCGCCCGGCGTCGGTGGCCGCAAGCCCGAACTGCGACATCGTCGAGACGAGGATCGAGGTCGCGTCGTCGAGCGTCGACCCGGAGGCGCCAGCGAGGAGTAGAGCGGAGTTCGTCGCCGCGATGATCTCGTTCGTTTTCAGACCGGCGGAGGCGAGCGTCTGCATCGCGTCCGCCGCCTGTTGCCCGGAGTAGGCGGTCGTGGCCCCGAGCCTCCGCGCCTCCTCCCCGAGCGCGTCGATCGCCGCCGCCGCGCCGTCCACCCCGCCCGCCAGGACGCCCACCTTCGTGATGCTCGCCTCGAAGCCGGAGCCGACCTCGACGGACGAGGCCGCGAAGGCCCCCATCGCCGCCGTCGCCGCGCCAACCGCCGTGACGAACAGCCCTCCGAGCAGGTCCGCGAAGCCGGAGAGAGAGCGCCCGAGCCCGTCGAGGGTGCGCTTCGCGTTGCGCGCGCCCTCGTCGAAGTCCTCGTCCTGCATGACGAGGCGGACGACGAAGTCACCGATGGTCGTGCTCACGTTGCCGCCTCCGTTCCGTCCGCGAGGTTATCCCGATCGCGTCCACCCTACCGGACCTCGAAGCCAGCGGCTCCGATCGCGCGGAGGAGCCGTGCGTCGCGCTCCTCCGGAGAGGCCGCCTCCGTCGACCCGCGAGCCTCCGAGACGCGCTCGCGCCCCGCCTGCGCTCGCTTGCCCTTCCGGGCTCCGAGCGCGGAGAGGACCGGCTCCGCCACGGTGTTGATCTGTTGAGCCTTGTGGCGGAGGACGCACTCCGCGACGAACCACACCTGCTCCCACGTCAGGTCGAGCACGTCGTCGACGGTCCACCCGCTCGCGAACAAAGCTCCGAGCAGCGTCCGGACGTCCTCTCCGGAGGCTACGCGCGCGCCGGCTCCGCCCCGCGCACGCCGACCGCTTCCGCCGCCGACGTCCCGCGCTTCACGAGGCGGACGAACAAAGGGACGAGCCCCGCGACGATCTCCTCGACCGCGAAGACGTCCGCCGCGTCCTTGGGCTGCCCACCGTCCGCCCGGACCGCCTCGATCGCGGTCGCGACCACGCGCGGGTGCGCGATCCCGAACGCCTCCGAGAGCGAGGCGAGGACGAGCGGCTCGTGCGCGAGCGCCGCGAGGAGCGACAAGGCCCCGCGAGCATCCGCCCCGGTGCCCGAGAGCAGCGCGCCAGCCGGGAGAGAGGCGAGCCCCTCGACGATCCGAAGGATCTCGACCTGCACCCGCGCGGAGACCGCGCCAGGGAGCCGGTAGGTGTTGCCGAGGACGTCGACGACCTCGACCGTGCGCGGTGGCACCATCGTGTCGATGATGGTCCGCAACTGCGCGAGCCCGTCGCGCTGCTTCGCCTCCGCCGCCTCCGGGCTCGTCGCCTGCTCCAACCGATCCGTGGACTTGCTCACGCGCACCTCCGGCCCTCTCCGGGCTCTCCTGGGTTGCGAGAGGGTATCACGGGCCGGCTCGCGCGTCGCCGGAACGACGAGAGCCGCCCCCGGAGGAGCGGCTCGCTTCGTGCCCTTTCAGCCCCGGAGGACCGCGAGGAGCGCCCGGTCCGCCTCGACCCGCGCCGTGAGGTCCGTCTCCTCGCGCCAGACCTCGCGACCGTGCTCGTTGCGACCAAGGTACCGCGTGTTGGTCACCCGGAGCGCCTCGACGACCCGGACGGTGCCGATGACCTTCCCGTCCTGCTCGACGTCGATCAGGTGCGTGCGCGTGCGGCGGAGCCCTCGCTCCTGCTCGACGACCGTGGCGCGAACCCAGCCCGCCGGGTTCGGGTTCTCGCCCTTGTAGTAGATCCCCTCGACCCCGAAGCCGCGCGCGAGGATGCGCGAGCAGGTCCGGGAGAGGAGCGCGCCCTTGGTGTCATCCGCGAAGTCCGCGTTCGGAGCGTGGATCGTCGTCCCGTCGACCGTCGTGCGGTCGAGCGAGGAGGCGAGGTCGAGGAGCAGGGGGATGGAGGAGAGGGTGGCAGCCTGCATGGTGGGCTCCGAGGTCGTTCGAGGGAGAGGTCCGCCCGGAGCGTCCGCCCCGGTGATGAGATCTTCGCTCGCGCGAGCGACGCCCGCAAGCCGCCACGAGGAGAACTCGAACAAAACTTCACGAGATCGCGTCCCAAAACGAGACGACCTCCCACCGGTCTGCCGGAGGGAGGTCGTCCTCGACGCGCGGGAGCCCGCGCCCGCGTCACAGCGCGCGGTTGAACTTGATCAACTGCTCGTTGAAGGGGAGGGACGCGCCGGACCAATCCGTCGCGGAGCGCATCGCCTTGAACGTCAGTTCGAACGAATGCTCTTCCATCCCGAGCGGCACGGTGATCCCGGTCTCCGAGTACGCCTTCCAGACGTAGGCGTTCATCGTGTTGCCGGTGACCGCCATCTGGTGCTGGACATGGAGCGCGACCGCGTCGACGATCGGGTCGCCGCCCCACGAGAGGGTCCGCGCGGAGCCGGAGGAGGTCGTCACGCCGGCCGCGAGCGCCAGCGCGAAGTTGTTGAAGTCCCACTCGATCGAGGAGAGGGAGACCGTGACGTCCTGCGAGGTCGAGAAGACGTACTCGACGAGGGACGGGTTCCCCTGCCGGATCTCCCGCTTCTCCGAGGCGATCTCGATCGAGATCCCGTCCTCCGAGATGAACCCGACGTCGACGGTCGGAGTTGCGCCAGCGACGCCGAGGTAGAGGACGCCCGGCCCGAAGCTGATGTCGTTGGTCGTTCCGGAGGGGATGTTCAGCGGCATGGGCGGGTTCCTCGCGGTCGCGGGTAGAGGGTCGTCGCGCCTCGTAGGCTTCTCGCCTCCGAGAGTAGCACGGGCTCCGAGATCGCACAACCCGCGCGGGAGAACCGGCCCGGACGGCTACCCGCGCCGGCTCCGGCCCGGAGCCAGCGCCGGAGGAGGAGGAGGAGCGGGAGCGCGCTCGTCGACGTGTTGGATCTCGTTGATCTCCGAGCAGGCACGGCAGACGATCCGGACGAGGCCGCCGGCTCCGGTCCGGAAGTGCGCCGTGAAGTCCTTGTAGCGCACGCGGAGGAGGTCCGCCTCCGGGTCGTAGAGCGCCAGCCGCGCCGCGCACCGGGAGCAGGCCCACACCTCGTCGCGGGTGGGCCGGTTGCTCTCGTCCGCCTCGACCGTCAAACCCGCGGGCCCCGGAGACGGAGCGGAGGGACGAGCGCCAGCGAGTGCGGAGAGGATCGCCGCGAGGTCGCGCTCCATCGCGTCGAGGCGCGCCTCGACCTCTCCGAGCCGCTCCGGGCTCATCGCGCGCCCTCGCGCGAGACCGGGAGCGCCAGGGAGCGACCGCACGAGGAGCACGAGGCGGTCCGGGTCTGCTCCGCGCCAGCGTCGCCGGAGCGGAGGAGCCCGAAGCCGGGCTCGACCACGGCGAGGTCCGCGCCGCACGTGCAGCGGACCCGCAGACCGCGAGGAGCGGCGGAGGCGCGAGGGAGGGTGTCACGGGTCAGCATTGGAGACCTCACCGGGCGGTGGTCGCGGTCCACAGGGAGCGCGTGTAGTAGGCGAGCAGCGCGTCATTGTAGCCGTGGCGAGGCCGGGTGGTCTCGCGGAGCATCCCCCGGAGGTTGAGCCCGTCGACCGCGACGCGCTCCGCCTGCAACGCGCGGTGGACCGCCTCGTAGACGGAGAGCGCCTCCCCCTCCGAGGTCTTGGAGTAGGCGTAGACTTCCAGGCTCACGACCTGCAACGCCCCGGAGTAGGGCATCGAGCCTCCGAGCGGAGCGACGATCACGAGCGGCATCGTCGGAGCGGCGCCTTCGTAGCCCGCCGCGTGCGCGGTCCGGATCCGGTCCTCGACGAGAGCTTCGACCGCCGGGTCCGCGAGCAGCATCGCGCGGACGGATTGGAGCAGGTCGGAGACGGAGTTCGCCACGTCACGCCTCCGTTTGCGACGGAGCGACGGCGTGCTTCACGCCCCGGATCGTCGCCTGCGTGCGGAGTTCTTGTCCGAGGACGCGCACCATCGCGCGGAGGATCTCGCGCTGCACCCCCCGCTCGTTCATCGTGTCCACGAGGAAGTCGCGCCGGAGGACGTGCCGCGACCCGTCGATCACCGCCGCCGCGTGCGGGTGGTCCGTCCCGACCGCGTAGACCGGGAGGCCGCCAGGACGCGCGAAGCTGCCCCGGATCGAGCGGAGCAGCGCGCCGGATTGGACATGCACGAGGTAGGGACGCTGGACGAAGGCTCCTCCGAGCACGCCGGCCCGGATCGCGCCGTGCCGTCGAGCGTAGGGGTGGTCCTTCTTCGCGAGGTCGTCGAGGGAGTGCTCGCGGCGGGAGGCGGTCGCCCGGATCTCCGTGAGCATGACCTCCCCCGCCGCCTCGACGCACCGGTCGAGCGCCCGCGAGAACGAGACATAACGCTGGTTCATCGAGTAGATCAGCGTTCTGATGTTCCCAACCTCGATCCGGACCACGGCCCCTCCGATCTCGTTCTACCACGCGCCGGGAGCCCGCGTCACGCCGTCTCGTCCGGGAGCAGCCCGTCGAGGACGGGCTCCTCCTGGGTGCCGAGGAGGCGCTCCACGGGGAACGCCGGGAGGTCGACGGGAGGGAGCCGCCCGGAGCCCACGACCGGGAGCGGCGGAGCCGCCTCGCGGAGCAGGTCGACGAGTTCGCGAGCGGACCTGTGCGCCGGGTGATGGGGCACGGTCAGGTCGACGACCCGCGAGAGCAGCGCCGCCGCGAGGCGGAGGTGGAGCTTCGCCGCCTCGTTGAACGGGAGGTAGGACGTCCCCGCGCACAGGATCCCGCGCTCGAAGCACTCGCGAGCCTGCTCGACCTCTCCGTCGTTGAGGAACTGCAAACCGAGCGCGGTCCAAGCGCCAGGGAGGAACGGCTCCTCGTCGAGCGCCCGGAGCAGGCTCCGCCGGTAGCGGAGCAGCTTCTCGTGGAGCGCCCCGTCCGGCTTCGCGAGGCCGCCGTGCATGAGCGAGAACGCCGCGTACCGGAAGTTCGGGTGCTGCCCCCGCGCGCGGATCTGCTCGACCGCAACGTCGAAGCCCTCGTGGACGCGCCCGGAGAGACGCATCACGCCCTCGTCGTCGAGGCGGAACAGCCGGACGCTCTCCGAGTAGGCTGGACGCGCGGAGCCCCGGAGGACGTTCGAGAACCGAAACAGCCAACCCCACCCGTCCGACGTCTCCGCCATGCTCCGGAGGCCGCGCACGACCGCGTGGTAGTCCGTCGTCCACTCGTCCGGGTCGACGAACAGACCCCATCCGAGACGCGCCGGGTGGGCGCGGAGGACGTCGAAGCCTGCGTTGCGCGCCGCCGCGAGATCGTCGTCGAGCCGATGGGCGGTCCACTCCGCCTCGAAGACCCACGCGAGGTAGGCGAGGTCGCGCGAGGGACCGGTCTCCGGCCAGACCTCGACCGCGTCCGGGTCGGTGCCGACCCACCCGCGATCCTCCTCGCGCCACTCGTCCGTCCAGACGAGGACGATCGCGTCAACGACCGTGAAGAGGTCGTCGAACCACCGCCCGACGTCCTCGATCGCCTCGCCTGCGTGGAGCAGCATCGAGAGCCCGATCCCGTTCCGCCCGACCCACGGACGGAGGACCATCCCCTCGTCCGCGACGATGTGGCCGTAGGTCTCGCCTCCGACGAGGAGCGCGTCCGGAGACGGGTCGATCTCCGAGTAGAACGCGAACTTGCGCGCCCGCTGCCCCCGGTCGATGTACCCGTAGTGCCGGAACCGGAGGGAGGCGACCTTCCGCGCCGGAGGGACGACGAGCGGAGAGTTGCCGCAATGCAGGCCGATCCCCGTCCCTGCCGTGACCCGCTTCGGCGCGCGGTGGTTGACCCGCCACAGACGAGGCCCCATCATCCCGCCCCGGTAGGCGCCGCCGTCGCCCCACGGGCGATCAACCCGGACCATCCGGTCGTTCTCCCAGTGATTGACCCACGCGACCTCGAAGCTCTCGACGAGCGGGTCCGGGTGCGCGAGCCACCGGTCGAGCAGGGAGCGGGAGACGCGCTCCTCGACGATCTCGTCGTGGTCGATGGAGAGAAGCCAATCGTAGCCGCCGCGCTCCGCGAGCCGGATCGCTGCATTCCGCTCCTCGCGCTCGTTCCAGGGACCACCCCACCCGCGGACGGACACCTCGAACTCCCCAGGGATGCCGAGCTTCGTCCGGACCTCTCCCGCGATCTCCGAGACCCACGCGCAGACCGCCGCCGCGACCTCGTCAAAGTTCGCCCCGGAGCAGGCTCGAAGCATCCCCTGCTCGCGCGGAGCGAAGCGCGCCGCGACGGCCGCCCACGAGGGGTGCTCGACGATCTCCAACGGGTTGCCCGTGAGCAGGATCGCGGCGCCGTCGAGCAGTTCAGCCGCGCGCGCCAGGGAGGCGAGCCACAGGTGCAGGTCGTTGGGCGCCGCCAGCCGGACCCGGTAGACCGCCCCGATCCGCTTCGCCCGCGAGGTCCAGCCCCGCCACTTCCGGTAGTACGCGAGGCGGTTCTTCATCCCCCGGAGCCAATCCGGGAACAGCCCGTCGAACGTCTGGTGTCCGAGGTGACCGATGAAGGCTCCGAACGCGACCGCCGCCCGCCAGCCCCGCCGGTCGACGCGGGCGCACAGGTCGTTGTCCTCGTAGCCCGCGACCGGGTAGCGGTCCGCGTCAAACGGTCCGTGCCACTCGTCGCCCTCGACGTGGGCGACGTCGAGGAGACACTCGCGAGAGATCGCCATGCAGAAGCCGGAGACGAACTCCGCCGTCCAGACCTCGCCGCCGTGCTGCTCCCGCTGCCGCCGCGCGAGGCGCTCGTAGCCCAGCCGCGCGACCTCCTCCGGCGTCGCGACCTGTTGGAAGCCAGCCACGTTGTTGCCGACCGGTCCGACGAGGCCGATCCGCCCGTAGCCGGTGACTTTGCGACGAGGCCGCCGCCCGTTCTCGTCCGGGTTCTCCGCTGGGTAGCAGACCTCCTCCGTCTGGAACGCCGCCAGGATGCCGGAGAGCCACCCCGGCACAGGGACGAGATCGTCGTTGAACACGATCACGACGGGAGGGAGGCCGCCGGTCGCCAGCGCGTACCGGACCCCGATGTTCGCCGCTCCTCCGAAGCCCCGGAGGCCGCGCTCGACGTGGACGTCGAGCCGGACGTTCTCCGGGAGAGGGAGAGCGCCGACGTGCGCCAGGACGCGCTGTGCGTTGTGCGCGTCCTTCGGGTTCACGGAGACGACGATCCAGACGCGCTCTCCGTCGACGCACTCGACGAGGCGGTCGAGGGTGGGGAGCAGGACGGAGGGGGTGGCGACCGTGGGGATCACGATCAGCGCCGCGTAGCGGTCATTCTCCGGGATGGGGTCGCTCGCGCTCCAACAAGGGGTGTCCGGGCTCATCATCGTGCGTCTCCGCGCCTTTCCGGCGTCTGTGGGGAGGTCAGGTGGACTTGTCGCGCCTCTCGACGGAGGCTTCCCAATGCGAGGGACGGCACACCCGCCCGCCTGCACGGAGGAGGTCAACGTCACGGACGAGGTACTCGTCGCCCGTGGTCTCGTCGACGAGGACGTCGTTCGGGAGCGGCTCGAACGTCTCCCCGTAGGGGAGGAGCAGCGTCGAGGCGCCCACGGTCTCGACGCCGTGGATCGCCCCGCTCCAACGAGCGCGGAGCCGGGAGAAGGTCGCCGGGTACCCGGAGACGAGCAGCGCGACCGCGAACTGTTGCTCCCCGCCAGGGGAGAGCGCCTCGATGGAGATCGAGGGGATCGTCGCCTCGTCCGCGAGGCCGGAGGTCGTCACCCCGGAGACGGAGGAGAAGCGCCGCACCGTCTGCCGGACGCCTGCACCGGAGAACGAGAGGGTCTCGCTCGCGGGAGCGCCGGAGACGTTGCCGGAGACGGTGACGGTTCCGGTGTTCGAGGTGCCCCCGGACACGCGCGCGAGGAGGACGCTCTCGCGGACCGGTTGGCGTGCGACCGTCAACGTCGCGCCAGCCGGAGCCCGGTCGACGACGAAGGGGGTCCGCCGGTAGAGCGAGACGCGCCGATCGAGCACTCCGGAGATCACGTCGCCTGCTCCTCTCCGTCGAGGGTCTCCTCGACCTCGTCGACGGGCACGGGCTCGTCCTCGTTGCCCGCCACGGAGGGGAGGACAAGCTCCGGTGTGCCCGCGTCCGCGAGCAGGATCTCCGGAGGGACGACGATCTCCGGAGGAGGCTCCGAGAGGAGGTCGCACTCCGGCTCCGCCGCCGGCTCGACGGTGGCGCCAGGAAACGGGGTGACCGTGTGGAGCGAGACCTCGACGACCTCGTGCGGCCCCAGCTTCGCCGGAATGAGGGTGGCCTTCCCGACGACCGAACTCGCAAGGTCGAGGAGCAGGAACCGCCACTCGTCGTCGCGACCATTCAGCCCCGCGCGGACCGTCCCGCGCTCCTCCGCGAGCACGACGACGACGCACGGGTCCGGCATGGCGAGCGCCGCTTCGAGCGTCGCCTCGTCGTCCACGCCCGCGACGAGCGCGAGCCCGTCCGCGCGGTGCGAGAGGAGCGCCGCGTCGCCGCCGGAGGAGAGCCGGAGCGCGAGAGCAGACGCCCACCGCCCCCGCCCTGCCCCACGCCCGGAGCCGAAGACGACGAGGTCCGCGTCGAGGAGGTGCTCCTCGACCTCCGGAGCCTGCTCGTCGCGCGCGAAGCCGACAACTGTGCGGCGGATCATGCAGACCTCCGAGGACGCACCGTAACCTGCGGCCCCGGCTCCGCCTCGCGCGGCGGAGACCCGTCGAGCAAGCGGAGGATGCCGTGCACGATCGTCTCCGCCCCGGCGTCGCCAGGGTCGAGGGGATCCGGCCAGCCGCGCGCCTCGACCTGCACCACCCCGTGGAGGCGCTCCTCCGCCGCAAGCCGCGCGATCTCCGGTCCGAGACGTCGCGACCACCGCCGCGCGTCCTTGTTCGCCTCTCCCTCCGGGTAGGCGACGTGGAGCAGCGCGACCGCGTGGCCGAGAGCGCGCGCGGTCCGGATCAGCGCGACCACTTGAGCGTGCCAGTCTTGCGGGTGCAGCCCTCCGGAGCGCAGGTCGCCCACGGAGAGCGAGACGACGAGGACCGCCCGCCCGTAGCGCGAGGCGACCGGCCCGCGCCGGACGAGCGCCCCGATCGCCGCCCGGACGACCTCGCGCGAGCCCGCCGGGCCGGAGAGGTCGTCGACGACCACGCCGGCCCCAACGAGCGCCGGACGCTCCGCGTTGAGCGCGACCGCGAGCCGCACGAGCGGAGAGGTCATCGCGCGAGGCGCCCGGATCGCGTGGTCGCCCACGAGGACGACGAGGTCCGCGAGGTCCGCGAGGTCTGCGCTCATCGGACGAGCCCGCGCGCGTCAAGCTCTCCGAGAGCTTGCTCCGTCCGGTCGACCACGCCCGCCTGCTCCGCGACCCACCGTGCGAGGCGCGCGAGCCCATCGTCGAGCCCGACCTCCGCCTGCCATCCCGTCGCCTCGTGGATCCGCCGGACGCCCGCGAAGCAGGTGCGCACGTCGCCAGCCCGGTAGCGGCCGGTGACCTCGACGCCCAAGTCCGGACGTTCGAGGACGCGCCCCAAGGCGAGCGCGATCCCCGAGATCGGCGTGGGGCACCCCGTGCCGACATTGAACGCCCCGACCGCCTCCGGCCGATCGAGCAGCGCGAGGACCGCGCGTGCAACGTCCTCGACGTAGACGAAGTCGCGAGCCTGCTCTCCGTCCTCGAAGACGAGCGGAGCGAGCCCGGACCGGATCCGCGCGGAGAAGATCGCCGCGACGCCCGTGTATGGGTTGGCGAGAGCTTGACGCGGGCCGTAGACGTTGAAGAACCGCATCACAGCCCACGAGATCCCGTAGGTCGAGCAGACGATCCGCGTCAACTCCTCTTGGACGCGCTTGGTCTCCGCGTAGACGCTGGTGCAGCGGAGAGGGATCTCCTCCGAGCACGCGACGGACAAGGCCCACGGATGCCCGCCGTCGTCGCCGGAGCGGAGGTCGTGGATGTCCCGGAGGCGCCAGACCCCACGCGCGAGGTCCGCCTCCGAGCGGTCCCAACCCGGAACCGGACCGTGCGCGGTGAGGACCGGCCCCTCCCCGTAGCAACTCATGGAGCCGGCCACGAGGACGCGCCGGATCTGCTTCCGACGCTTGGCGACCTCGTCGAGCAGGGAGGCGGTGCCGGTGGCGTTCGTCTCCGTGTAGGAGGCGATCTCGTAGGCGGACTGCCCCACCCCGACCCGCGCCGCGAGGTGGATGACCGCCTCGACCTGCTCCTCGTCGAGCACGCGAGCGACCCGGTCCGCGTCCGGGAGATCGATCTGGTAGAGCGCCGCGCCGCGCCGCCGGGCCGCGCGCGTCCACTCCGGCCACGAGGCGGACGCCCCGTGGACTTGCGGGTCGAGATTGTCGATGACCACGACCCGGTCGCCCCGGTCGAGGAGCAGGTCGACGACGTGCGATCCGATGAACCCGGCTCCGCCGGTCACGAGGACGTTCACAGGCACCTCCGGCGCGTTGTAGCCGTCAACGCTTCCGCCGCGACGGAGGCCCGACCGGAGCAGGGTCCAAAGCCTCCTCCGAGACCTGCTCCGAGACCTGCTCCGAGACCTGCTCCGGCACGTCCTCGAACCCACGCCGTCGCGCCGCCCGCGCGGTGGTCTCGCGGTCGCAACGGAGGACAGCCCACCCCGCCTCGACGACGACGAGAGCCGCCTCCTCCGGGCCGTGGAAGGTCTCCCGCTCTCCGTCTCGCGCCAGCCTGCGCAACTTGAACCCACCCATCGCTACCTCCGGTCAGTAGCGCCCGCGTGCAAACGGGCGCCGGTAGCGGCCGAGGAGCCGCTCCGCCAGGGGAGGGATCGGGCGCCCGTCCTGCGTGTAGGAATAGGCCCCCGTCCGCTCTCCGGTGAAGCCAGCGTGCCCGGACTGGTTGAACATCGCGACCGCGATCAGGTTCGCGACATAGCCGAGGTTCGCCGCGTCCTTCGAGCCGGAAGCGATCCCCGCCCTGTAGCAGACCTGCACCCGCTGCCGCCCCGCCGGGAAGGTCGCCCCGATCTCCGTGAGGCGGAGCGAGCCGCTCTCCGTCGCGTAGAACGACGACGCCGCGTAGGCGGTGCCGGAGACGGTGAGCGCCGCGACGGAGACGACCGGCCGGTAGCGGAGCAGCACATCCGTCGAGCCTTCCCACTCGACGTCGAGCGTCTCGTTGTAGGTCGCGACCGCCTCCGTGGGGAGGTCGATCTCGTCGAGCACGAGCGCGTCCGCCGCCGCGACAACCGCCGCGAGCGCAACGTCGCACGAGGTAACCGCCGCCGGGATGCCGAGCAGCGCCCGGACGGTCGAGGTCGTCGCGAGCGCCACTTCTCACCCCGCCCGTCGACGAGGCGAGATCGATGGCCGCCCGTCTCCCCGCGTCGCCGGGCTGCCGGTCTCCGCCCCGGAGGAGGTCGGAGCCGGAGCTTCCTCCTCCCCGGAGGTCGCCAGCGGAGCCGCCTCGTCGAGCGCCCGGAGCCACGGCTCCGAGACGTCGGACCACCCCAGCTTCAACGCGCGGTCGCGAGCGTGCTCCGAGAACAGGAAGAGCGTGCAGGCCACCACACCGTCAGGATGCCGGATGCAGCGGCTATTTGCCGCCTCGTCGTAGCAGTTGAACGCCTGCGCAGTCTCCGGGTTGTGCCTCGTCTCCCGGAGGACGAAGCGGTAGGTCTCGCGCGAGGGGGGAGAGGCGAGGGAGGCGAGGGTCACGAGGTCTCCGTGGTCGAGGAGGAGAGACGCGAAGGCCGCGCGGACCGGAGGCGATCCGACCCGCGCGGCCTTGAGGCGGGAGCCTACCGGCCCGCGCCAGGATCCGCCACCGTCAGGTGGTGCGGATGCCCGTGAGCAGCGCCGCGCCCCTGGTGTTGTGCAGGACGAGCGCGCCGTCCCAAAACATGTCGAACTGGTCGAACTGCGAGTCGGTCTTCGCGAGCGGCATCACGGTCGTGGGGGTCAACTCCTCGATCTTGACGTACCGCTTGTTGATGACCGCGATCGCCGTCGAGGTGCCGCTCGTGAACGAGGTGATGATCCCGCCGGTCGCGCCGGCCGCGATCGTGTCCGGCATCCGGGTCGAGACGACGAGCGGGATGCCGTCGTAGCTTTTGACCCGGAAGCCACCCTTGATCTCGACCTCGTTCACGAACTGCTGCTGCGCCTGCAAGGCGGAGTTGACGCCCCGGAGCCCCGCGAACGAGCCGACGATCACGAGGTCCGAGCGGTTGGCGGACCCCTTGACCTTGTCGATCGCCTCGTCCAGCCGGGCCAGCGTGAGCGCGCCGCCGCCGGAGGCGGTCGTGATGTTCGAGACGACGTCGGTGCCAACAGCGTTGACGAGCGTAAGCAGACCGTTGATCTGGTTCGCGTTCGCCCCGCTGTCGCCCGTGATGCAGCCGGCTTCAAGGGTGTCCGCGAAGTCCTCCGCCTTGGCGGTGATCTCCTGCGCGAGCGCGTCCCCGTAGGAGCGGCCGATCGCTTGCAACTTGCGGGTCACGCGCCCGCGCGTCGCCAGGGTCCGGTAGGCAAACGACACCTGCGAGTAGGTGCCGGTCTCCTCCGTCACACCGTCGGTGTCCGCGACCCACGCGCCGCCGGTCGAGCCCGCCGCGCGACGGTTGATGTAGGCCTTGTCGCCCTGCCCCGGCGTCCGGTCAAGGACGGCTTGGAGGCCGAACTCGCGGAGCGTGAGCATCTGGACGACGCGGTTGATGTAGGTCTGGATGAGCACGCCGCCCGCGGTCGACACGTTGACCGCACGCTCGAACGCCTCGCGTCGAGCCGGATCCGCGACACCGAGCCAGGAAGCAGTGTTGTTCGGGTTGATGGGCATTGAGGTAGCCTCCGAGGATCAGGCCCAGTGAGCCGGTGCGGGGTTGCCGAGGAGCCCCTCCGCCTCCGCCGCGCGGAGCGCGGTGGCGAGGACGGAGTGCAGTTCGGAGGCGGTGGCGCGCTCCGCCTTGTCGCCGACGAGCGCCGGGAGGGTCGCCTCGATGACCTGCGCCAGACCCGGAGACGAGGCGCGCGAACGCTCGACGAGGTCGTGCAGCGCGGAGCGGCCGTGGACCTTGCCGCCGGTCACCTCGCCGGTCTGGTAGGCGAGCCCACGCCGCACCGGCGCCGCGGCCAGCCGATCGACCATCGAGCGCAGGTGCGCGACCTCACCCTTCAGCCGGGTGGTCTCGTCGACCGGCTCCGGAGCGGGAGCGCCGCGCGAGGCGAGAGCCTCCGCCACCGCCCGCTCGATCATCTTCTTGACGTCGTTGTCGCTCATGTTGTCCTCGTGAGGGAGGGTGGAGAGGAGGTCCGAGCCTGCGCGGGCTTCGATGCCGTCCGGAGATCCGGCCGCATGGTTGAGCGTATCGTGTACCGTTCCGCCCGTCACGTCAAGGCCCCCCGCGCGCTCGACCCGGACGAGACGAGGCGCCCGACCACCGGAGCGCCCCTCCTCCTCCGCGACGCGCTCCGCCAGGGGAGGCGCCTCCTCGTCGAACACCCGGTAGTAGCGGACGAGGTTCTCGTAGATCCCGCGCCGGTCCGCGTCCGAGACCTCGATCCCGCCACGCGCCCCGTTGAGGACCGCCATCGCGGCCACGACCGCGCGGTAGAAGACCCGGAGAGAGCCGTCGTAGAGCGCCGCGACCGGGAGCTTGTAGCCCGCCTTCGTCTCCCGCTGCTCCGGGTCAACGTAGAGGTGGGCGCTCTCGTAGCGGTCCCACTCCGGAGGGTCTCCGAGCACGGCGTTCTGCTCGTCCGCGCCCCACACCCACGGCTCATCGCGCGGAGCCGGGGGGAAGTCAGAGAACGGCACGGTGGCGCGCTGGTCGAAGTAAGCGACGTCGACGACCGCGCTCGTCGACGGGAGCGGGAGCGGGTCGATGCGCTCGACCTTCGAGGCGAGCACCGCCTTGGTGCGCCCGGAGGGGACGTAGCCGTCCCCCTCGCGGTCGTAGACCTCGACCCGGAGAGCCGGGTCTTCCTCGCTCGCCTGCACGCCGTCGAGGTCACCCTCGACCGCGCGGGCCTTGATCTGCCCCGCCTCGACCCCATCGGGCGCCAGGAAGCGCACGAAGTCTCCCTCGCGGACCTCCGCCGGGTTGGCGCGCGCGGAGCCGGAGGCGAGGCGACGGGCCGCCGCCTGCTCCTCCGAGGGAGCCTCCTCGACCATCGGGCCGCCCACGACCCACCCGTCGCACGTCCGCGCGCCCGCGCACTTGAAGTCGAACGCCTCACAGAAACCGAGACCTGCGTTCTCGACAATCTGCGCCCCGTCGTCTCCGATCCCGGCCGCGATGCAGGCCTTGAGCCGCGCGGAGACGTTGAAGTAGGAGCAGTTGGAGCAGCGCATCCGGCCCGCCTGCTCCTCCGTCGTCTCGCCTCCGAGACGCTCCGCCTTCGCCTTCCAGTAGTCGCCCGGCTCCTCCGGGTTCGCCGGGCCGTAGTTCGCGACCTCGATCGCCTTCGCCCGGTTGGCGAGGTTGACGCTCGCGGAGCCGGTCGCCGCCGGGCACGCCGCGCCCTCGACGACGAGCGCCTCCTCCGTGTCCGGCTCCTCCTCCTGCTCGTCTGCCTCGACGACCACCTTCACCTCGACGGTCCCGGAGCCGCCCTCGTCTCCGTGGTCGCCGTTGCGCTGCTGCTCCGGGAGAGCCGCGAGCGAGGCCGCCAGGGAGGAGCGGAGCGAGACCATCCCGACCGCGTCCGGGTTCGCCGGAGCGCGGGTGACCGCGACGTGATCGAGTTCGATCTCCTCGACGATGATGCGCTCGACCTCTCCTCCGCGCTCGACGACACGCACGGAGAGGAACCACCCGCCGATGGACTGCCCGATCGGCTCCATGCGTTCGAGGCGCCGCACCAGCGTCATCGCGAGCGGCTCGTCCGGGTAGAGCATCGAGACGAGCGAGAGGGAGTAGCCGGGCTCGTTGGCTCCGCCGGGAGCCGCGACGGAGGCCGCCTCGACCTTCGCGCCCACGGTCCGCCCGATGACCTCGTCCCACTCGACCGCGCGCATCCCGTTGTTGTGGCGCGGGAGCAGCGGGAGACCGCGCTCCATCTGCTCCGCCATGCGACGGAGCGCGTCGAGGCTCATCTCCGTTCCGTAGCTGTCCACCGAGGTCGAGGAGGCCACGCCCTCGACGACGAGCGCGCCCTCCGGAACCGCCCGCCCCTCGACACGAGGCGCGGAGGAGGCATCCGTGGCCAACGCGGAGGAGCGGGAGGAGAGGCTCGCGTGGGTCGCGAAACGGTGCCGGCCAACGAGGACGTGCTCGCGTGCGCCGTCGTCGCGCTCGACGAGCGAGCCGCGCCGGGTCCACCGGGAGAGGTCGGGAGTGCTCACGGGTCGCTCTCCTGTGTAGAGGTCGACCGAGGGTAACCCACGATCGAGAGCGAACGCAACGGACGAGGAGATCGTGTCAGTCGAGAGGCCCAAGCCGGAACGCCTCGCCGCGCGTGACCTCGTCCTTCGTCCAGACGACGAGGACGCACCGGCACCGCCCGCCGCACTCCGTCCCTCCTCCGGGCCGCACCGAGAGGGAGGAGAGAGGGACGAAGCCGCGCGAGCCTTCGAGCGAGCAGGTCGGGCACGTCCGATCGTCCGCAGTCTGCACCCACTCGACCCACCACTCCGTCGCGGACCGCACCCCCGGTCGTGGCTGCTCGATCGTCCCCTCCGCCACGGAGCCCGCGACTTCCAGCCCGTAGGTGAACGAGGCGGTCGCGACCTCGACGAGCCGCCCGGCGTAGGCATCGATCCGGTGCTCGTTGACGTCGAACGCGCCGGCCGCCGCGTCCGCGAGGACGGAGCCCCACCACTCCTCGCTTCCGACGTCGGTGTCCGGGATCTCCGTCTCCGCTCGCGCCGCCCCGGAGCCCCACCGGCTCTCCGCGAACGCGGAGATCGCGGCGGAGATCCGCGTCCGGTCGTCCGAGAGCAGGCCCCCGTTCTGGGTGAGGT